ATTTCGCCTTACTGGTATCAAACCAGTTTTGCTCCATAAACTGATAATCTTTTGCCACAGCGGGATTTTCAGCAGTGTAAATGCCATATCCAAAAGTTTGCGCTCCCTCACCAGTGCCAATCTTGGATGCGTCAAACTCACCCAAAGGGTTGCGCTCAGTTGGTGGTAATGTGTGTGGCGTACCGTGATAAACATCAAGCAATTTCGGCTGCGGAGTAATATCGCCAAGCAATGACCTTGATGGCATACCAGACATCACATCTGTGATTTCTTGACCCGCCATGCGTGCAACGGCTTTGCCACCCCTGCCAACAGCCTTCGCAACAGGCTTAACAGCAGCCACTGGCGCTGGTGACATGAATGCACCAGCAGTCTCTAGCAAGCCAGCTTGTGGCGTTGGTTGCGTCATGCGCGGTGTCGTTGCCAGCACCTGCTCAGATGATGGGACAACACGCCTTCTCTGCGGCATACGCGGGTCTTGATCACCCATCAACATACCTTCAAAGAAGTAAGGCAGATCAAGCAAACCGGCCACCGATCCGCGCCCAAGAGACTCCAGATTGCTCAGAGAAAACAGACTCGGCATTCCTTCAGCCGAGTAGTCCGGTGCGCCTAGTGGGTCTTGGTAGTAATTGGTGGCCATTTATTTATCTCGCTCTGCGAATTTCTGTTGCAAATGGTTTGATCTGCGTATAGTAAGCCTCAATCGCATCGCTCATGCCTGGCTCTGCCGTTGCAATTGCCGACAGTTTTGCGATTTGAGTTGTCAGTGAGTTCGGATTATTTACAACAGCTCTACTGGTGTCTGATACCCAGCGAATAAATCTTGGACTTTCAAGAAGTTTAGCCGCCAAGTTGCTAGATAAAACAAGACCGCTTAAAGCTCCTGCGCCACCAAGCAGTGCTTGCGTCATGTCTCCACCAATTCCACCGCCAATCGCTCCACTAGCGCCTAATAGAGCTGATGTGACCATCTGAGCGCCACCAGTGTTTGATACATTGACGGCCTTGCCAGCTTCACGCGCACCAGTTGTTACCTTTACCAAATCATTGATGGCAGGAATAATGTTGCGGTATCTCTCACCGCCAAACAATACTTGCTTGGCGCTGTCGCTTAAATTATTCCAATTAGTCAAGAATGTATTGGCATTGAATTCATAACTGTCAACACCAACATCTGCGCCTTCTTTCATTCCAGCTTTTGCATTGCCCAACTGTTGCCAAACTGATGCAGCCAATGTGTCTCTCTCTTCTGGCTTGAAATTACGCACCAATAGTTGGAGTCTACCCATGCCATCTTTTGTGCCTGCCATTGCATAGTTGACGGCATTCACATCAAGATTTTGATCTGCAATTTTTTGTAGTGCAGGCAAATTCACTTCACGATTGAACCTTACATATCGATCATGCAATTTGATTGCTCGGCTTGCGATGTTTCCAGACTGATTAGCCGCAGCCAATACATCCTTACGCAATGCGTCATATAAACGCGCAAAATTTGATGTATCTGAAAGGCCAGAAATATCTGGTCGAGCTAAATCTTTTCCAATGCTTGTTCGCTCTTTTCTAAGCGCAGCAAATGGAACGCCACCAAACCCAGATTGGGCATCAGACACAATACGCATGGCACGATCAATGACTGGCTGATAAATTGGACCAAGTGTTTGTGGACTTTTGGCAATTTCAGCTTGGAGTTGTGCAACCAATTGAGCTGTGTTTGTTGCTGGGAATCTATTGTTTGATCCGACAGCGCTTTCCACAATATCATCAAGTTGCTCGCGTCTTTCTTCAAATCTTTTTCCAGCAGCCTCTGCGCCTTTTTGAATAAACTGTCCAAGTCCACCTTTTTCTTTGAATGGTGGTGTAGGTATAACGCTTGGAGTTTTGCCAACTTGTGAAATATCTTCAGCAATATTTCTTGCGGCAGTACCCATCTGCTCTTGCATCAATTCGTACTTTGGGGCAATGACTTGAGCACCGCCAGGCGTTTGTGCGAGTCCAGCTTCTAAACGCTGAACAGCAGGACTTTGCGTAGCCACACCAGCAGGCAATTTGATGCCAAGTCTTGATGCTGCTTGCGGTATGCCTTGGCGCAGTCCCATCAATTGCTGTTGAATTGGTGTCAGTAATTGCGGCAGATACTTCTCAGCAAGTTGCCCACCTCGCTGACCTAATGCATTGATCAAAATATCTTTTGTCACGCCAGCCGCTTGCTCTGTGCCGCCTCTGGTTTCAACTGATGGGCCGCCATACTGCATACCCATCTCGTACAGCTTCTTGAATGCAGCTCCACCAGATCCAGCGCCTGCAACCATAGCTGGCGGTCCAAAAGGTGACATTGCCGCAGCTCCAGTACCAGCACCAACAAACTCTGAAATCTCTGGCAAAGCGCCAGCAATATCACCCATGGTTGGCAAAGGCACGCCAAAGAGTACAGGATTCTTTTCATTCATCAATGTTGGCCGTCCAGTTTTTGGATCGGTATAGATGAAGTTGTCTTTGTCGTATGGTTGCGCGTCAGGGAAAAACTTCTTCAGCGTTGCCAATTTGTCCTGCATTGTGCTAGAAGAACCCACTGCTGCCCTCACACTAAGTGGCGCACCAGTAGTCATCTCAATCTGCTTTTCGCTTGGCGTTGGTGCTGGCAGTGACCTGATGTAGTCGGCCAAGGTTTGAGCAGATTGCGTATCACCAGCTGCGTGAGCAGCTTGCAACGATTTATACAGATCGTCAATAGTTGGGTCTGCCATTATTGCTTCCTTGATGGATATAGTTCAAGTATTTGTTGAATTATTGGTGGCGGTTTGATTGCAGTTGTGGTTGGAATTGGAGGCGGTGGTTTTTTTGTAAATGATTGGGGCAGCTGCATGATCGGGAAACCAAATTGCAAATTTGTTCGCATTGCTTCTTGAATCATGCGATCTTTCATTTCACCTGTTTGAGCAAAGAAATAGCTTGGACCGCCAAGACCTTTTATGTATGTTGAAAGGTTTGTTGGGTCACTTAATTGGGCTTGTAATCTTGGTAAATCTTCTTTGTTTAATACGCCAAGCTCTGCCGCTTTTCTTGCTTTGGTCAGTAAATCTTCATAAATTGCTGTTTGTGTAGCGCCTTTCGATCCAATGCCACCAAGTTGCATTCCTTCTTGAGAAACAACATTTTCTATTTTTTCAAGCGCAGCAACAAAGTCAACGGCAGCTTTTATTACTGATCTTGATGCTGTAATCTCTTCTGGTCTTGGCGCAAGTGGAGTTGATTTAACTCCAGCAGGCAATGGAATAGCAACAGCACCATCAGCAGGCGCGGCAACGGCAGGTGCTACTGCGCTTTTAGCTGGCGCAGGCGCACTGACAGCACTTGGCTGAACAATAGTTGCTGGCGCTGTTGCTGATGGCGTAGCAATTTTGCCTTTGTAGCTTGGCTTTGCAAATGATGGTGGAATAGGTGCAGGTTGTGTGTACACAATTCGCGTAGAGCCATCAGGCTGAACCTGTTCGGTTGGCACTGGCTTACTCAACTCACGATACGCCAAAGCATATTTAGCACTGCTTGGGTCTTCTGTCAGCAGTATGTTGTAAGCAGCACCAGTTGTGCCGCCACCGAATGGTCCTTCAGCAGTTCCAACCAATGTGGCTTGTCTTGTATTTTTGTTCAACTGGTAACTACCAACGCCAGGCAATCCATACTTGACGGCACTTGCACCACTCACAATCTCGTACTCATCACTAGGTGCTTGCACTGTACTTACCTGACCTGTTCTATTGTTGATCTGATACTTTCCGCGAGGATCGAGTCCAAGGTCGGCAGCATTTTGACCAGTAATAGTTTCAAAGCTCTCTGTTTTCAAACTTTCTTCAAATAATCTTGGCAATGCTGCTTTAGGGCTAAGTGCAGCAATCATTAATTGATCTGGAGTCAATGAAGAAAAAATGTCAGGTCTTTGTCTTGCAGTAACAGTTACTGGTGATATTGTTCCTGATTCATTAGGCAATGTTTGTCCAATCATCGCTGCGCGTTGCGGTGTCGGGCCAACGCCGTAAACTGGCGTAGGCAATGCAGCTGCTTGCATTGCTGTCAATGGTTGTCCCGAAACTGGCAACGATGGAGTAACTGCCGCGCTTGGTGCTGCGCCAGACAAGCGATCCATGAAGAATTTTTGGAGATTTGCCTCTCTCCTTGCTTCATCCAACTTCTGCTTAGTCAGCATCTGCTCAATGGCATTCTTCTGTGCGCCTTGGTAGCCAGCAGTGCCAGCCTCATACGCGCTGCCGAGTGCTTCACCCAATCCAATTGGCGTAGTGGTTGTTCTGCCTGATCTAAGAAGAGACATAGCCGCACTCATCAGTGCCTGAGACTGCATCTGCTTTTGCTGCTCCCTTGACAGGTACTCGTTCAATCCTGAGTCAGCACCGCCAAACAGTAAGCCGCCAAGGTTTGATGCAAACGATGATGGCGCGACATTTGATGTTGGCACTTGGAAGTCGGAGTAAGGCACTGCCGCTGGATTGGCAAGGTTTCTAATCCTTGTCGGCTCGGCATAATTCTGAGCCAACATCTGTTTGAATTCTTCATCGGTCATATATCACCTCATCCAAGTAAGCCGCCACTGCGTACACCGTACATCTTCATCAGTTCTTCATAGTTCTGATTGCTGCCCATGGGCAATTGCGGCATTTCCATTTGCGGCATTGGCGCTTGTTGCTCTGGTTTGCCCATAAGCCCACCCAAGGCTTGCATTGCGCCAAGTGCAGTTTGCATATTCATGCCGCCAGTAGGCATCTGACCAAACGATGATGGTGGCATCATGCCTGTGCCGGTTGCTGAATCAGCATATGTATTTCTTGGCATCGTCATACCAAGATTCATGCTTGGCTTGCCGCCATACAAGTCCATGCCAGTACCCATTTGCGGCATACGCATACCGCCTGCGGCATTGCCACCGCCAAATAAGTTCGTTAAGTAGTTCATCCGAATAAGCCTCCAAGCAGACCGCCGCCAATTGCGCCAACCACATTGCCAACGCCTGGGAAGATTGATCCAAGCTGTGCACCAGCCAATGCGCCACCCAATGCGCCTGACGCAACATTGCGACTTGTTGGCTGACTTGATGTCGATCCAAGATTTGCTGGCTGTGTGCCCATTGCTGATTGCTGAAGAGCCAAACGCTGCAAAGGAAGATTGCGCTCTGCATCAAGTTTCAATTGTGCGTACTGTTGGCGAGTCAATCCAAGATTCATGGCGTTTTGAAAGCCACGCATATTCATCTCACGCGCTGCCGCCGCCAACTGTGCAGCTTGGCCAAAGCCAGCAGATCGCAACTGTCCAGCGGTGCGTGCGGCCTCTTGCAGTGCCGCTTCATTGGTCAGTGCAGACTGCACCCCATAGCGTGAACCGCCAAAGGCTTTGGCGGCAGTTGCTCTGTTTGCGTCTTGCAATGACTGCATCTGGCGGGAACGCTCAATGTCTTGCAGTGACTGCTGAACAACTTGCTCTTCGTATGGATTCTGAAACGCCGCAATATCTTCAGCGCCAAAGGGCTTCATGCTGGCTTCGTACAAAGCCGTTTCACCAGCCTCATAGCGCGGATCAAATCCAGCAAATTGCTGCGGACCAAGACCTTGAGCCGTTGAACGCGCTAAATCCAAATTCTGCTGATACGCCTGCATCGCATATGGATTGATCGTATTTGTTTGCGTTTGTGGTTTTCCACCCTTAGACATAAGTCACCTCACAAGTCTTTGCACATTACGAACCACTTTGGCTCGTATCCCCTGTCTCTTAAAAATGTCCTCTCCCAACCCTTACGGCCAGCGAGAGACACTCGGCTGCAACCTTCACTCTTCCCCCACGATTCGATGATAGGTTGCATCAATCGGAGTTCATCTAGGTCGCCGCCAGCAAGGAAGAAGTGCAAATCCTTTAACTGCGGGTAGACAATGATCTCTGTCACTATTACTGAATCAAGACCTGGCCAGAGCTGAAAATGCCCTTTTCCAATGCCTTCAGCAATATCCTCAACACTGTGACTGCCTCCAGAGTATTCTAGTGCCGCAGCCACATGATGGCGCAGTCTCTCAAACTCTGCCCAATCAATCAACGCTTACCTGACGCAACAGCATCAACTCTGGTCACGCCAACGCGCCAATCTTCCAGCACAGCGCCTGTGTAGCGAATCTTGACCTGACGGCCAGAGAACCGCGCATCTGTGGGCTGTGACGCTGAATACGGTCCGTGTGTCGTTTCCACTGATGTCGGATACATCCGAGACTTGAAACTGATCTGCACCTCGCCCAATGTCTGCTCGTCCGGTATCACCTGACGCACCGACATGATGTTCTCTCCCACACCAATCTCGTATGGTCCAGACTCAGCATAGACAGAGCCGCCGTCATAGCCAAAGCCCACCTCATGCTCGTAGATATAGCCTGATGCGTCCACCATGATGGGATTGAGATACACGCCACGGTCTACGCCAGCAGTGCGCCCCAAAGTGCCAATATTCCAATGGCCTTCGCGGTAGTTGTAGATGACATAAGAGTCAACTTCATTGCTTGAGCTTGATGGGTAGAACCACCACACCTCACCGTATTTGCTGTTGTGTACAGCATAGACTTTGCTGGCTTGGTTGTAGTTCATGTTGCTGAACACATAGTCAGAGACATCGCAAGGCAATGGCTTGACATAGCCGTCAAATATCCAGAATCCTGATCTGCTCATCCACATAGCGGCAGAGTCTATGGCCGCCACAGACTGACTCGATATCACGCCACAGCCTGAACCAGCACGCTCAAACGAATAGACATAGGGTAGGCCGACATAAGTCGCGGTGTGGACATCGACATCAGTGAACAGCAAATTGATGCCCCTGACGCGCTTTCCGCACTTGAGTGAGCCAACCGTGTTCAGTTCAAAGTCACCGGCCTGATTGGTAGCTGCCGCCGTCCATGTCGTGTTGTCCTCTTGGTCTGACCACTTGACAAGACGCGGATTGCTGGACGCACCCAAAGCAAACAGGAATCGCTCGGCAGTAGACAGCAAGGCAGCGCAACCAGTTGGCGCATTGGTGATGGCCACCGCCAAGGTTGGCGTTGCAAATCCCAATTGCCACTCGTAGAGCTTGCCATCAGTATCGGAACAAGCCACAAGATACTCGCCCCAAGTGTCAAGACTCCATGTGGTGGCTGGCGCAACAGCACCAGCGTCAGGACGCGCCACGCCATAAGCAAATGAGCCATAGGTGTTGTAGCCATAGCCTGTGCCGCTGACGGCATCAGCGCGGCCAGATGCAATACCTGTTGGCGTGATCTCCTTGATCACATTGTTTTCGTCCATGGCGTAGAGCTTGGACTGCGTACCGGCAGCAATGTACCGCGCACCGGAATTCGTTCTCCAAGTCAATATTCCACGGCATAAGCCTGTCAGTGCGGTGTTTGACTTCTTACGCCAGCCGCCAATGGGACGCAATGTGTTTTCGTACCAGCGTACAAGGTTTGCGTCATACCAGCGTCCGGCAGACTGATACTCAGTACCGTTGCGATACACGCCAGCAGGGATTTTGAGAGGAATGAGTGCCATGGCTGAATTATGCGGTTTCTGTTGACAAATTGGACACAAATGTGACAGTGGCAATGGCTGACGGTACGGCTGGTCTGGTTGGGGTACTG